ATGCTGATCTTGTCGTCGATCATTGCCTTCTGGTTCGGGACGCAAGCATTCCAGAAAAAATGAAGGTCAGCGAAAACGCCTTAACGATGATTCGCCACCATGAGGGCGTAAGGATGCGCCCCTATCGGTGTCCGGCCTCTCTATGGACGGTCGGGGTCGGGCACCTTCTATACCCAGCACAGGCCGCGATGCCTGTATCCGATAGGCTACAGTTCCCACTACGCGCAGAGGATGATCGTGTCTGGACTGCTGAACAGGTTGATGCTCTCCTCGCTCAAGACCTTGTGCGCTTTGAGCGCGGCGTGGCCCGATATTGCCCTGCTGGCTTTGCTCATCAAGGCCAATTCGACGCTCTCGTTTCCTTTGCTTTCAATGTAGGGTTGGGCAATCTGCAACGCTCATCGCTGCGAATGAAACACAATCGCGGCGAGTTTGAAGAAGCAGCAGAAGAATTTATGAAGTGGACGAAGGCCGCGGGCAAGGTGATGCGCGGCCTAGTGAATCGACGACTTGATGAGCGGAGGCTGTACCGTGGCAAATAAACTCAAGTCGATACAGATGTACGAGGGCAAGTGGTACCGCGTCAAAGGATACAACTACACCGAGTGCTGCGACTGTGCGCTGATCCACAAAGAAGCATTCCGCCTAGTCGACGGTTCGCTCGAGTGGAGCGGAACGCGGGACGATAAACTGACCGAAGAGCGCCGAAAGGAACTCGGCATTAAGGTCACACGGAAGAAAACAGGAAATGACCGAAAAAAAAGCGACTGACGAGCAGATCATAGCGGCCCTTGCCAAGCACAAGGGCATTCGCACGATGGCTGCTGCCGAGTTGAAACTCTCCGAGCGCGGTCTGCTGCGAAGGCTAGCAGCGATGCGCGGTGCAGGGTTAGAGGTTCGCGGTACTACTTACCAAAACCGCAACCCGCCGCCCGCCGAGGACTTTGAGTTTACGCCACTGCCCGATGACGACATCCCGATTGAGCAACTGATCGAGCAGCGAAAGCGTAAATTTACTCACAAGCGTGAGCACGAAGAGGCCAGCAAACTTATCCCGATCCGCATCAAGATCGGTGGCCCGATTGGGTTGCTGCACTTTGGCGATCCGCACGTTGATGACGACGGCTGTGACATCGAGGCCATTGAACGGCATACGGCTCTCGTGAATGCCACAGAGGGGCTTTTCGCGTGCAACGTGGGAGACACCACGAACAACTGGACGGGGCGACTGGCGCGGCTCTACGCCGACCAGACCACCTCGGCAGCACAGGCATGGCGGATTGCGGAATGGTTCGTAAATCGGTGCCGCTGGCTTTACATGATCGGAGGCAATCACGATCTATGGTCTGGATCGGGCGATCCGCTCAAGTGGATTGCGAAGCAGCAGAACTCGCTCTATAAGTCGAGCGAGGCACGAATCGCGCTGCGGTTTCCGAACGGTGCCGAGGTGCGCGTCAATGCACGGCATGACCACAGCGGCTCGTCAATCTGGAACCCAGCCCACGGCCCGATGAAAGCCGCACTGATGGGCACCCGCGACCACATCTACGTCGCAGGACATAAGCACGAGAGCGCGTATAGCGTGCTGAAAGACCCGATCCAAGGCATCACCATGCACGCGATTAAGGTGGCCTCCTATAAGGTTTACGACCGCTACGCAAAGGAGCGCGGATTCCGCGACAACTCCCTATCGCCATGCGCCCTCACCGTTATCGACCCGAGCCTACCGCACGACCATCCCGACATGGTTAAGGTCTTTTGGGAACCCGAGGTCGGGGCGGATTACCTACGCTGGCTGCGCTCCCGATGAAACTAGAAGACGACGCACTCGAGGAGATGGCGTGGGCAGAGCCGGACGCGTGCCAGAATTGCGTGTGGTTTTGCCCGTGGAACGGAATCGGCTGGGGCTGCTCGCACGAGACAGTCAATGGACTACTCGGCGGCATCTGTCGCTGCGGCAGCAAACACTTTAAGCAAGCACGGCCCTACAGCGTGCGCGGTACTACGCTAGATCGGTAGTCACCACAGATCGACCCCGCCACGCTTTGCCGCCCACTCCGGCGGAGGCACTCGCCGCCACTCATCCCGCCTTATCTGGTTCAGTGTCTTGAGCCACCGTCTTGAAATTAACACGATGCCTAGCAGCACGGGCGTCAAAAAGAGAATAGATACGAGCAGTTGCATGGTTTGGTTCTCCTGTTGCATCGCAATACCCACAGCGGAACCAGTCTCCGCTGTAGTCCTCGATCCATAGTCGGCCAAAGCAGCCGGGGCAGTTCATTTGTCGACCCTCGCACGAATGTCGTCGCGGCTTAGTCGGCCATCCATGGCCTGTTGACCAACTTTTGGCCGGTTATTTGGCCGGTTATGGCCGGTCATGGCTCCTGCACCCATCGGCTGTCCATCTTTCGTAATTCACGCACCTCTGACTCCAGCGTCTCTATTCTTGAGACGTACCAGACAATGCGTTCCCGCAGTTCTCGGATCTCCGCTTTGTATTCGCTTACCGTGTGCGGCGTTCGATCCCACTCAACGTCCCATGTGTCAAATTCCATCGCCTTCGTCCTCGCAGTCTTTCATTGCGACTTGACCAACATCTTCGCAAATCTGCGCGGCCATAATGCAAAACCACGCTGCTTTGCGAAGGTCTTTCTCTCTTGCATTACCTTGTTTGCGCCCTGCACGGCTTAAATACTTGAGGGCAGATCCGACACAATAATTCACGCATCCATCATCGCCCAGCGTGGCGCGTATATAGTCGATTGCCTGTATTGTCGAGCCGTTCGGCATCTTCATCTGGTAATGCGGTGGGCTATCAATATCGTTTGGCATATAAATCGGCTTGCGCGACGGGGCCGAACTCCGCTGGATGAGCACGCGCATTGCTGTGAGGTTATGCTGCCCGCTTCTTTAGTCGCTCGTTCAAGTCATAGAGCGCACGAAGGTGCTTGAAGGCAGGCCACGCATCATCGTCTAGGCTTGGATAAAAGTGATGGCCGAAGTCGCCATTCTCTTTTGAGAAGCGCAGCAGATGATAGCCGCCTGTGATGTACGTCCCGCGTGACTCCTCATAGGCTTTCGCATACGCGACCAACTGGATCAGATACTCGGGATATACCGCACCAGAGGTCTTGAAGTCGCCCAGCACGAGTTGATCGTTCAATCGTCCGATGAAGTCAAGCGTGCCGCCGTACTTGTAAGTATGCGACAGCACCGGCACCTCGCAGTCGATGATCTTGAGTTGCGTACCCTTTACCCAAAACTCGAACGCGCTGTAGGCGCTTTTGACTTGAGCCTTAAACGATACAGGGTCAAGCATCCCAGCCTTCTCCATCACTGCATCAAGGTGCGCGTATGGGTCATTGCCCTTGACGAACACCTCGCACATCTCATGCACGCACGTCCCGATCTGCAAGGCGTCGTTCGCCTCGTACAGACCGCCGGGCGCATCCCTTCCTTGACCTTCCAGCACGCCATGCGAACGGCCCGTCTTGTATGCCCAGTTGATGAGAGCGCCGGGGTCTTTGATCTTTAAAATGGTGGTGACACTCGGCACTTTCGTGCCGTCCGCTAGTTTATAGCCGCCTTTTTGGGTAGCCATGACTCACCAATTCTGATCGTCAACAAAGGGCTGCTCTGCCGCAGGCTGCGCTGCGGGCTTCTGCGGCGCGGCTTTGGCCTCGACAATCCGGTTTGCGATCTTGTCTTGCACCCATGTTGGCAACTTATCGAAAACGTCTGGATTTGGCGCGTCAGTTGAGAACACCAGAGCCTCGCCCTCAAGAGCCGGCGCGGTCATAGACTTGGGCAGCGGCATGATCGAGGTGAGATTGGCATAGGTGCGATCACCTTTAACGCTGTGCGTTACATTGACGAACGCAGGCTTGCCGGCAACCTTGCCAAGATCAAACTTCTTGAGTTCGTCTTGCGTGAACGCACGACCACGCCATGAGGTGAGCAGACCGTATAGGGTTGACTTCTCATTAAGCGACAGACCAACCGTGCGGCTGATAACAGCCGGCAGGCTGCGAGTCTCATTGTCCTTGGTGAACTCAACGCGCACCTCGGGAATCTGGAACCGCAGCAGTACGGTACGCTTCGGGGCGTACTGACCACCGGGCGAGGGCTGTACGCCGAGATCAACAATCATGTCGCACACTGCGGCATAAGCGCCGGCCTCGATAGGCTTGCGCTCCGGGTAGTTGCCGCCGCTAGAACTTACAAACAGACTCATTTTCACTTCTCCATTTTTACGGCCACCGAAGGTAAAGCATTGGAAGGGTGGCTAACTTCCAATCTATTAATTCTTTCGCCGATCCAGCGCATCACCGGCACGGCCATGCTGTTGCCGAGCGCCTTGTAACGCGGGCCGTCTGGCGACTCTGGTTTCTTACGCCATGGGATGTTGGTGTAGTTGTCTGGGAAGCCTTGCAGCCGCTCGCACTCCACGGGCGTTAAGTGACGAATCCCCATTTCTTCAACAACAAGGCCTTCTTCTTCACGCAAGCATCCGATTCCTCTCCTCGTAAGACAAGGAAATACCCTGCCAATCCTCGGTTTCTCCGTGATGATCTTCGGAGTATCCCTCGACAGGCTTTTGCGCTCAAAAACAACCGCTGCGGCACGGTGCCAGTCTCCAAGGTATCCGACAACGAACACACGGCGGCGTCGTTGGGCCACTCCGAAGTATTGAGCGTCAAGAATTCGGTAGGCGAACCCATACCCGAGTTCGCCCAACATTCCAAGGAAGGTTCCAAAATCCCTCCCGTTGTTAGACGACAAGACGCCGGGGACGTTCTCCCATACCAACCAGCGGGGGCGATAGCGGTTAGCAATGGCACCAAAGGTAAGCATGAGGTTACCACGCGGGTCTGCCAATCCTTTTCGGAATCCTGCGACACTGAAGGACTGACATGGGGTTCCTCCCACAAGAAGGTCGACTGGCTCAAGATTCCACTCCTCAAATTTGGTCATGTCGCCAAGGTTAGGCACATGAGGGTAGTGATGCGTCAGCACCGCAGACGGAAACGGCTCAATGTCGCTAAAAGCAACCGGAGTCCATCCCATGTGATGCCAAGCGACCGTTGCGGCTTCAATGCCAGAACAAACAGACAAGTACCTCATTACCACTCACCTGTAAACCAGGCATAAGCAATAAGAAGCACTGCGAAGATGACGAGGAACTTGCACAGCATGAACCATTCGGCTGGGGTTGCTGCGGTGAGGAAGAAATCTGACATGGTTGGCTCCAAGAGGTGCGGCTTATGCCGCCACCTCAGACTGAGCCTGCGTCATCGCCTTAACGATTTCGCTGTAGAGTTGGGCTGATTCAAAAAAGCCCTGCCTCAGGGCGAGATCAGCCTTGCTTGAAAACTCTCGAATGATCGCCCGAGTTTGCTCGTCGGTAAGCGTGATCGTGATTTGCTGCGTCATTTGTGTATCTCCTTCCATCGCTTCTGGCCCGGCACTGCGCCGTCCATGGAAGCCATCATACACGTTACAACCACCATTGCAACCCCTAGTTGTAAATATTTTTCAGACCCTATACACTTGCATCATGGCTAAAGCAAAAAAGCCGCGCGCGGCGGCGATTATCCGCGCAGTGGACAAGGCGGGCGGTCAGTCAGCACTGGCTCGCATTCTTGGTGTAAGGCCGCAGGCCGTACAGAAATGGTGCGCCAGCGGCGTGGTGCCGCCTCTGCGCGTGCTTGCAGTGGAGGCGGCGACTGGGGTATCTAGGAAGGCTTTGCGGCCGGATATGTACCCATGAGCAACCCAGTTGAACTCACCGCAGTTGTGGCGGTGGAGAAAGTCTTAGAACTCGCCAAGCGGTATCCAGTCTTTCCGTGCCGTCGCCGCGACGAAACCGACGCCACGGGGCGAGTGCAGCGTGCCAAAAGTCCGTTGACCAAGAGCGGATTCAAGGACGCGACGCAGGACGAACAGCAGATTCGAAGATGGTGGTCAGACCATCCCGATGCGCTTGTGGGCGTGCCGACCGGGAGCCGCACGAGCCTTGCCGTGGTGGACTATGACCACAAGTCGGCAGGCACGGCCGCGCAGGATTGGATCATGGAGAACCAGCAGCAACTGGTCAGCACCAGAGTCCACCAAACGGGCGGCGGCAGTGGCGGCCGGCATTACCTGTTCAGCCTGCCGCAAGGCGTAAAGATTCGCGGCGGGGTTTCCGTCACGCTTGGGAAAGTCAAGCGCGAAGGACTCGACATCCGCGCAGAGGGTGGCTACATCATCTGGTGGCCGCTGCACTTTGGGCAGCAAGGGCCAGCGAACGATCTACAGCCGCTGCCTGCCGGACTGATAGACGAGCGCCGGATGGACTTGGAACTGCCCGCAGAGGTGGCGAAGAAACTGCCGCCGAAGCCGGGCACCAGTCAAGACTTCCAGCGCGATCTGCCGCGCATCACCGAGGCGGTGGCGTACATTGACCCGAGCAGTTACGACGCATGGCTGATGGTCGGCATGGCGTTGCATCACGCAAGCGGCGGAGCGGATGACGGCCTAGAACTCTGGGATGCGTGGTCGAGCGGTGGGGTGACCGGAGAGTTGCCAGCGAACTACGCAGGCCGGGCCGACACCGAGTACCGATGGCAGTCGTTCCACTTAGATCGAACAGGCGGCGTGACGCTTGGGAGCCTGTTTGCTGCGGCAAAGGCGGGCGGGTTTGTGTCCATGCCGGAGGCGGTGCGGCTCGGCCCACCGCAGCGCGAAGAGCCGGGCGTGGACTACAGCGATGTCCCAGAGGCTCAAGGAATGATCCGCAGCCTCGAGCCGGAGGTGGCGCGCGGCGTATTGCAAGGCGTACACGCAGTGTCAGCACGTCGGCTCGTTCTCCGGGCCATCAATGAGATCGTAGCGGAGCGGCGCGAGGCTACATGGCTGATCCACAACGTCATCGAGGCCAATGTGCTGGCGGTGCTCGCGGGGCCGCGTGCCTCGTTCAAGTCGTTTATCGCGCTTGACTGGGCCATGCGGATTGCTATGGCTGATAACCCGGTTGTGATGCTCTCTGGCGAGGGCGCTGGACTAGGCCGCAGAGTCGAGGCATGGATGCAGGAACACGGCAAGGGGCGCGACCTTGGCGAACTGAAACTTATGGCGCTTGAGTCCGTCGCCAACCTAAACGCCGACGATGAGATGCTGATGCTCCAGCAGGCCATTGATGAGGCTGGTATACGACCCGCGCTTGTGATCGTGGACACCTTTAGCAAGTTCAGCGCGGGGCTTGACGAGAACAGCAACCAAGAGGTTGCGGAGTATCTGTCCAGACTGACCATCGGACTGCGTGAGCGATACACGGCCACGGTATTGCTCGTAGCGCATTCGGGCCACGGTGACGCGAAGCGTCCGCGAGGGGCGTCCGCGCTGATGGCTAACCCAGACTCCGAGTACATAGTCGAGCGTCCAGACGCGCAGGCAATGGTGGTGACTGTGACGCGGGAGCGGTTCAAGGACACGGCCAGTATGCAGCCGCTCGCTTTCGAAGCGCACGAGGTCAGCCTAGGCCGGGCGGATAGGTATGGCGAGGCGGTCAAGTCGCTGGTGATGAGAGAGACCAATACTCCTGGTAAGGCGGCTGTGGCCCACTCGCCCCAAGGCAAGGCTCAAAGGACGATCCTGTCGGCATTGCGCGAGCGGCAGAAGAAGTCCGAGACGCCACTGGTTTGGACGGTCGAGGAGATACGCCAGATCGGTCGGGAGTGCGGGCTGTCGAGGCAGTCTGTCCACGATGCGGTCGAAAAGTTGATGTTCTCACCCTTCCTAAAGTCCACGATAGGTGGCTCTATGCTGGGTGAGCCATGATGTCCGAAAATGTCCGAAAGCGTCCGAACCGGACAGTTTCGGACGGTCAAATATGTCCGAAAATGTCCGAGAGTCCTTTAGGACTCGGACATTCGGACATGACCCACGGACATGGAACGGACAATGGGGAGATGGCATGAAGTACAAGACGGCAAAGGCTAAAGGTGTTGCTTTGGCGCAACCTGTTGCGCGGACGCAACTAGCCAAGAGAATGTTGGCCGAACTTGGCCCGGATGACTATAGCCTGCTCAAGACCTTTCAAGAAAGGTTTGAGGCAAGGCTGGTGCATTACCGTGACCAGCACGGCGAGGTCGGGACAGATACGCTGGGTGACAAATGAACCAGACCGGACTTCCGCTGTCTCGCCCCATGACATGGCACGACGACCCATTCTGGGGTGCTGTGTCCGATTGTGGGACGTATGCCATTCGCCCCATATCTGTTAACGGCCGCGCAGAGTTCGTCCTGTGGCGTTTTAGGCGCGACACGAAGACAGGCATACCTAACTGCCTAGGTACGTTTGAATCGCCCCAAAAGGCTTTAGAATCGATTATATGAAGGCTAGGAAGGACTGCCCTATCTGCGGCGTCGAAAACACGGGCGGTAAAGTCCACTCTTGGCACAAGCAAGCCGCCAAGCGGTCGGGCTATACCATGCAAGACCTACAGCAGATGATCTCGACATCTAAAACCACAGTCGAACTCATCCAAATTGTGTCCGATGCAGTAGACCGGGCGAGATACCCAGACGGGTGGAGGTCAAAGCCGAAGAAGCGCACCGAGTATCATCGGGAATACTACTGGCGATACGCAGACAAGCGCCGCGCGCAACGCAAGACCAGTAAACTGTTGCGTAGACGTGTGCGACCGATCATCGTCGAGTTATGCAAGGCTGTGGACATCGGCAGGCTGACGGCAAACTGGTAGCCATGAACATCCTATTCTCTCTCGCCCTATTCGGCCTCTGCTATCTCATCTCGATGTGGGCAGACCGCGCAGTGCTCGATGCTGCCCTGCTTTACCTGTTGCTACGGATACTGGATCGGTCGTGAGGTACGCCATGCGCCGCGACCTTAACGATTCGGAGATCACCGCAGCGGTTAAGGCGGCGGGGTTTAGCGTGATTGACTACACGAAAGCCGGTCTAGGCATCCCCGACAAACTCGCTATCAAGCCCCTACCGCAACCCGGAGACAACGGCGAGCGGGTATTCTTCATCTGCTGGCTAGAGATCAAGAGCGCGAGCGGTCGGCTCTCCGAAACCCAGCAGATAGCGCGGGCAGTCTGGGAGCCACGAGGCGAGTGGATCGAGGCACGCGAGGCCGACCAAACGGTGCGCGATCTGATGCAACGATACGAGGCGAAAGTAAAGCCGGAGTGTGCGCGATGAGGAGGTTTTTATCCCTAGGCGCTGGCGTGCAGTCATCCACCTTGGCATTGATGATTGCCCACGGCGAATTGGAACCCGTTGAGGCGGCGATTTTTGCGGATACTGGATGGGAACCGCGCAAAGTGTACGAGTGGCTTGATTGGCTTGAGGCTGAAATTCAGCGATGTCCACACCCATTCCCGATTCACCGGGTAACACAAGGCAGTATCCGAAACGATATTATTTCTGGCACAAATTCAACAGGGCAGACGTTCCGATCTGTGCCTTGGCATTTGCTTAAGCCGAACGGTGAAACCGCTATGAACAAGCGGCAATGCACCAGCGAATACAAGATCAAACCCGTGCATAAAAAACTGCGCGAATTACTCGGGTACAAATTTCGGCAGCGAATACCAAAAGACGCTTGCCAGTTGTACATGGGCATTTCAATGGATGAAATTTTTAGAATGAAGCCATCGTGGCAAGCGTGGCTTGTGCATACATGGCCTTTAATTGACAAAGGCATGGCGCGGCACGATTGCTTGGCGTGGATGGAGCGTAAAAGTTACCCATTACCGCCAAAGTCCAGTTGCATTGGTTGTCCGTTCCACAATAACGACGAATGGCGATCAATAAAATCTGATGCTGAAGCATGGGCAGATGCCGTGATGATTGACAAGTTAATTCGCAAACCTCGCGGAAATTTTCAGTCAGAACAATTTATGCACCGCGACCGCGTTCCGCTTGACCAAGTGGATTTGTCTACAGCCGCCGACCACGGGCAAGTGGATATGTTCAACAACGAATGTGAAGGAATGTGCGGCGTATGATCGAGTGGACACGGGTTAGGCTGGCGCAGTGGGGCAGATGGTCACGGGGGCGGGCAGTCTCGGGCTACCCTTCCGCCTCGGCGTTCGTATTCGCTAACTCGGGCGCACGCGCAGCGCACGACGCATCCACGGCACCCGATGACATTGCCGAGATTGACGCGGCAGTTGCTAAGGTCTCGGCCCCTCTGCGACAGGTCTTGGTCATCTACTACTGCACCTCTGCGCCACTGTGGTTCAAGGCCGCGAGGCTTTACATGAGCCGACGTACACTGATGCGCCGGGTTAAGACAGCCGAGGAAAAGGTAAACTTCTACTTGCTACTTGATGCCGCCCCGAAAACATGATACAAGCGCGCATAATTGGGGGTTGTGCGCCCAATATGGTTCAGCCTCGACCGGCACACATTCACATGATTGATTGATCGTTTGAGCCGACCACCGAGGCACTTATGCAAATCGACGTTAGAGTTAACATCGATGACGCTATCCGAAGAATCGGATGGCAACTAAAAGATGAGATACAGAAGGCTGTGCCCACAACTCTTAACAGAGTGGCAACGTCTGCTCGCGTCACAGCGATTGATGAGATCAACAAGATCACCGGGCTAAAGCGCACGTCTATTCGACAGAGGTTGCCGATTACTAGGGCGACTCGTGCATTGCCAGAGGCCAAGATCACGGCTCTGCCATACGCTCCTAACCTTCGTAACTTTGATGCGTATGAGGTTAAAGAGGGAGTCAGCGCGAAGGCGTGGAACGTCCGCAAGATTTACCGTGGCGCGTTCATCGGCAACAAGGATAGAACAGTCTTTACAAGAGTTGACTACCGACCGCCAACTAATGCGAAGCGACGGATTGGGCAGCACACTCGCAAGGCTCATAACAGGACCAGGAACGGCACGACATTCAGCGTAAGTCAGCACACTGTTGGTGCTGGCGCAAAGAAGCCTAGATCTGACATTCGGCCTTTGTTTGGCCCGTCAGTTCCTAGAACCTTCATACAAGAGGCTGTCAATCGTTCCATTAAGAAGACAATCGACGAGAAGTGGCCTGTAGAGTTTGAAA